CCTCTGGACCCTATAAAACAAGGCTCCGCGTGAGTACGTACACTATAGTACTACATACTTACGAGCGCTAAGGTCGGTAAATGAATTTGCTATTGACAATACAACAGTCAGCAAACCCCTATAAACATAGGGTATTCATGCGTGTAGTACAATAGTAATGCCACGCTATTTCGGCACATTTTTACACAGCGTATACTGTACATGCATACAGTACTCATTGTCCTATTGTCCGACAATCCGACAATCCGACAGTTGGACAGTTATACATACTGTATATTTGAACAGTGCTTGCAATCAGCGTAGACTTGTGGGCCTAGGTAGGGACAGACATGGCACGCACATCACGCAAAGCAAAGACCGTTCGCGCATACAAGCCTCTGGCTCTGTATCCGCATCAACGCAGTGTAGTTGATGAATACCGAACAGGTATTCGGCGGTTCTTTCTTGCGTGGCATCGTCGCGCAGGCAAAGACGTGTTCGGACTGGACTTCGGACGCGAACGCTCGCAGGAACGCGTAGGCTCTTATTGGCATCTATTCCCGTTTCATGTTCAAGCAAGGCGCGCGATCTGGAAAGGCATTGATGCACGCACAGGTGAGCGCTTTATTGATCGCGCATTCCCTGAAGCTATGCGAGAGCATACCAATGATACGGAAATGTCTATTACGTTTAAGAACGGTAGCACTTGGCAAATGTTGGGTTCTGATAATTACGACAGACTTGTCGGCGCTAATCCCGCTGGCGTTTTGTTTTCTGAGTTTGCTCTATGTGATCCTGCGGCATGGGATTACATACGTCCTATCCTTGTAGAGAATAAAGGATGGGCAGGATTCATCACCACGTTCAGAGGTAGAAACCATGCATGGCGAATGTATACGGCGCTCAAGGATAATCCAAGTTGGTATGTGGATCTTAGGACTATCGTTGACACTTGCCGCAATGATGGATCTGCTATCGTTACGCCTGAAGATGTTGAAAAAGAAATTGCGGAAGGAATGAGCCGCAGTTTGGCGCAACAGGAATTTTACTGCGATCCAGATGCATCGAACATCGGAACGATATTCGCGCGTCAACACACACGATTGCTTTCGTTAGATCCAATCTTGTGGAAGCGTGATAACAGGATATTGCGCGTCGCATGGGGAATGAAAGAAGAGGGTATTGCCGCTATCGTTTATCAGGATGATTTTATAATCGGTGCAAGCACGTTCCTTGAACAGAACATTACCGATGCTGTGCAAATTATTACTAAGCGGTATTCACAGTCGCCTCTTGTTCATAGCGGAGTGAACTTAGATCCGTCGTTGTTCTCGGGATTAGATGGCGATGGAGTTATATCTATCCCAACGCCTAGCGCGCACATGCAAGATGGAAGAACAGCAGCATTACTGAATTTGTGCAAAGTGACATCAGCAGCACGCGAAGTGTTGGCAGACTTCTGCATGACTTACACGCCGTTTCGTGATGTGAACGACGACACACAGTTAGTTTATCCAGCGCTTTCAGAGGCGCTGATGGTTATGCAAAAGTCTATGCCCGCTCGCAAGGTGAACATTAAGCCTCTTAACTATAGCGCGTATGATCGCGGAGTAATCTAAATGAAAGCTGATGAAGAAACAAAGCTTGCGGGCGCACTTAAGCAAATGCTTATTCAGTGCGTAGGTTTTGAAGGCGATGAACTCGCAACGTCTCGTAAGGATGCTTACGATTACTATTTTCAGCGCTCGCGTAATGATGAAGTTGTTGGTCGCAGTTCGATTGTTACCGGCGATCTCAGCTCTATGGTTGAAGGCAATCTTGCGCTCATGGTGGAGCCGCTGCTTGATAAGCGTATTGCAGAGTTTTGCGCCTACGACGAACAGGATGAAGAACAAGCCAATCTTGAGTCAGACTGTGTGCAGGTAATGCTATTCAAGCGGCAGAATGGTTTCATTGAACTTACAAGTGCCATTAAAGACGCGTTGCTTGTACGTAACTCGGTTGTAAAAATCTACATTGATAAACGCGAGCATAAAAAGAAAATTCGTCGTGAGAATGTGGAACCTGAGATAGTTACTGAGTTGCTCGATTCAATCGGCGAAGTTGCTGTACATTCTTACGATCCTGAAAGTAAAAAGCTTTCTGCAACGCTCACTAAGACAACGCGAAAATTCCGTGTTGAAGCGCTTGCACCTGAAAACTTTCTTTATCCGAAGGATTGGCACAGACAAGACTTGGAAGATATCCCGTTTTGCGCAGAGCGCCATGTGGAGCCGCGTAGCACACTCATTGAACGCGGGTTTCCGAAAGCCAAGGTGAATATGCTTCGGCGCTGGAATAACCCGTATCAAGCTGCATCAGATGCGCGATTGCCGCGTGCTATGTCCCCCAATAGTACGCCAATCGACAAGACGCAAGAACTTGTAGAATGGTACGAGTCCTATGTGAAAATGGATGACGGCGATGGAGCGAGCGAATTGCATCGTGTGTGTTTCAGCGATCAATTTATATTAGAGGATGAACCCGCAGACTTGATTTGCTACTCAACAGGTGTCGCGATTATCAATCCTCATGTGTTTATGGGGATTTCGTTGTTCGATAAGCTTAAGTGGGTTCAGGATTCAACAACTGCGCTAACACGCGCGTTGATGGATAACCTCAACGCTACTAACAAGAATCGTACAGCGCACTTAGCAGGCGTTGTTGATGATGCAGCACTCACAGACGGGCGCGTTAATGGCAGCATTCCGGTAGACGCATCGCAAACTCAAGATGTGCGCGCGGCCATCATGGCATTCGGTGTTCCCGACACTTCTGCAAACATTCTCGCGAATCTCGGGCACTTTCAGAGCGTGCGTTCTGAATCTGGCGGAGCGGCGCTTGATCTCGCTACCGGTCAAATGCAATTGAACGACCGCGTTGGCTCGCAGGGATTAGACCGCGCTTATAGTGTCATGGAATCGCTAGCGCTGTTTATGACTCGCATCATCGCGAATACTCTTGTGCGTACTATGTATATGGTTGCGCATGAAACGCTTCGAACACAATGGAAAGAACCCATAATGTTCAAGCGTGGCAACAAATGGGTTAAGACGAACCCCGCTGAATGGAAAGTACGTGAAGCTGTTGAGGTGAATCTAGGCAAGCCTGCGAATGACCGCGCACGCGAAAGTAATGTGCTGTCGCAGTTGCTAGACCGTCAAGCGTTCCTTGCATCTGCGGGTATGGAGGAAATTTTGGTAGACGTAACAACGTATAGCGCTGCATTGAATGCATGGCTTCGCGTCAACGATATCGAAAACCCTGAGAAGTACTCTATCGACCCGCGAAGCGATAAGGCTATTGAAGCAATGAAACGCAAGGCGCAGTCGCAAGCACAGCAATCGCAGAAGCAAGACGCAATGCTGCAACAGGCTGTCGCACTCGAACAGGTAAGAGCGGCGCTTGATAAGTACCGCATTGATGTTGAAACACAGTTCAACTATTACAAGGAAGTATTGAACGCGCAAATTGAAGAGGCGAAGATTACCTCTAGCGCGGTTGTTGATCTGCGCAAGGCATTGCTAACCAGTCGTCAAGCAAGTGAGAGCGCAAATGAATCAGGAAGAAAGGGCGAGAGCGGCGAAAGCGCTGGACGCGAACCCGCTGCTAAGTGAATGTTTTGATAAAACAATCGCAAACTGTTTTACAGCATGGCAGGCGTCGAAATCGCCTGATGAACGGGAAACGCTTTGGGCAAGAGTTAAAGCAATTCAACTAGTGAGGAATGAAATTTATGCAGCCGTCAAATCAGCGCTCCGAGATGGGCGAAACGAATCAGCCGATACCTAGCGGTAACGGCTCTGGTACTACTCCTAACGGCAAGGCAGCAGTAGTGCCGAATAATACTCAGCAACAGCAGACGGAAGAACCGCGCCGTCTGTCACTTGCTGAGTTGTTTGCAGAGGATGGAGACGATAACGATAGTGAAACCGGTGTCGTCAATGATCCGTCATTACCTCCTGATAGTATGGAGGGGTTAAGTAAGCGGCTAGGGTTCAAGCCCGAACAAATCTACAACGTGAAAATTCCGTTGGCCGATGGCGCGGAGCCGATGACCATTGGACAATTGAAAGATCGCGTTGGTGAGCTTGTAGACTTGGAGACGCGCGAAACGCAATTCGAGCAACGCCGTATGGCATCTGAAGGCGAGTTGCTACGTTCGCAAGCGGAAATCCGTGAACTTCTCGCGATGGTTCCGAAGGAACACATCAAGCCCGAAACGGTGAACAAGATTCGTCAGCGTCACGAAGCGAATATGCAGCGTGAACGCACGATGACGCTTGAGCACATACCGGAATGGCGAGATGAAAAGCGGCGCACTGAAGACATTCAGGGAATGATAGAACTGTTGTCGGATTATGGTTTCGATGAAACTTTTATTGGAACCGTTTCAGATCATCGCGCCATCAAGTTCATTCGGGATATGTACCGACAGAACAAGCGGATTAAAGTAGCACTCGGAAAAGTGACAACGCCCGATAGTAAGGGTATGCGTTCTTCCGCGAAGACTAAAAAGGCTGCTATTCGCCCGAATGTGCAACAGTCAACACGCAATAAGGTTGTACCGGACCAGCGTGCGCGCATAACTGCATTACTTAACCAATCGGAGTAATTAAACAATGGCCGCCCCTAGTGATTATCTTGACGTATCAGACCTAAAAGCGGTTGCCGCTGGCGGTTTGATTCGCGAGGATGTGCTCGATGAAATTTTCGACATCAGCGACATCCCTACCCCGTTTCTGGACATGATTGGTACGGATAGCTTTGAAAATCCGTATACAGAATGGACGGAAGATAGATTGATTGCGCCGAATATTACTAACGCTGTTGTCAGCGGTAGTGATCGCGCAAGCACTGACAACGACGCGACCGTAGCGAATGCAAGGCGTGTCGGCAATCATGCGCAGATTTCCACGAAAGAAGTTTTTGTGACTACGCGTGGACAGGCATCTAATTCAATCGGTCGCTCCGATGAAATGGGATACCAGACTGCGCGTAGGTTGCAGGAACTTCGGCGCGACGTTGAGGCTATCTCGCTGGGCTTTCAGGCGAGTGTGCAAGACGATAACAACGCAACTGCGGGTAAGAGCGCTGGTGCGGCTGCATGGATTGTCACTAATACCAACATTGGTGCAGGTGGAGTACTCGGTGGATTCGTCAACGGTACGAAGCTTGTTACAGCTAAGACCGTTGGTGAAGGGCGTGTAGGTACGCTTGCAACGCTGTCGGCGCTTATTGAAGCTGTTTACATTTTGGGCGGTATGCCCACCGTGCTAATGAGCGTTCCCGGTATTACCAAGCGTCTTGCGCAAATGCTGTTCACTACTGTCTACGCTGCGAAGCCTACACAGAATGTTGAAGGCACTGGACGAGGTGTTGCACAGGTTTCGCAAGGGTTTCTTGACGTGATGAAAACCGATTTCGGGTTCACACTTCAGATTGTGCCGAATCGTTTGCAGCAGTCCTATGCGGATGCTGCGGGCGGCGCTGCACAGACCGTTGCGGACTTGTTCGGCATCGACCCGCGTTACTGGCGCTTGGGCTTGCTGTATGGCTGGAAGGTTGAACCGCTTGCGAAGCTGGGATTGTCAGACCGCAAAATGTTGCATGTAGATTGGACGCTTAAGGCATTGCTTGAGCGCGCTAATTTCATGTACAGCGATATCAACACCACGAGCGCGTGGACTGCGTAAGGAGTAGATGAATATGCGTCCCGAGCGGCAATCTGTTTTTGAATCGGTGAAACGTGTTAGGGAAGGTCTTGATGCGCACAAGCATTTGCCGTTTGCGCGGCATGCTTTGCGTATACCAGAGCAAGACTTTTATGCGTTGGTGAAATTATATCCAGCGCTGCTAGCAGTAGACCCGATGGAGAAAACTGCCGCTTGGGAGCATTTCGAGCGCGGGCCATTTGCAGAGCCGTATAGAGTCGGCAAACTTGTGAAGGGTGTTATTAAGAATGGAGTTATCAAGAAATGATTTATTCAGAGTTGAAGACTGCAATTCTTAGCGACACGCATCGCGAGGATTACTTGCCGTACATCGTGCGATTCATTCAACAGGCTGAAGCATTGATTGCGGTTAACCTTGAAGGCTATTTCTTGCAGACCGTAATAGATGAAGACGATAGGGTTGTTGACTCTGTTTATACGTTGCCAGGAAAAGTTTCACTTGTTCGTCATGTGCTTTATGGTGGCGAACCATTAACACAGCTAGACGAAACGCTAGTTTGGCAGCATCGCTCAATTGGTGATGTATGCGGCTACTGCATACGCGGATCACAAATAGTTTTTGCTGGCATACCCGGTGAGGATGCAGCATTTAATATCGCTTACTTTGGTATGCCTGCGGCTCTAGTTTTAGACTCTGACACTAACGATCTGTTGAACGAATGTCCGCAACTTTACATAGAGGCTGCACAAGTCTATTTGTTCAAGCGTGCGCGAAACTTTGAAGCCGCAAGCGCGATGGTTCAGAGTGTTCAGTTTCTTATACGAGAAATAAATAGAAAGATGAAAAAGAAATTGGGCGGTGGACAGTCTGCGAATCCATATAACGTCTCATTTCGGAGTAGCTACTAATGGGCCTTGAAGCTGCAACACTTATCCACCAGTTAGATCCAGCTAACCCCGTTGGTGGATCTGATCCCAAGTCGCAAGGCGACGACCACATTCGCCTTTTGAAAACGACGATTCAAAACACGTTTGCAAATGTTGATGGCGCGGTGACATCAAGCCATACAGAGTTGAACAAGCTCACAGGTGTAACCGCGACAACGGCAGAGTTAAACAAGCTTGCGGGGTTGACTGCTACAACGGCAGAGCTGAACAAGCTTGCAGGTACGGCAGCGGGATTGACCGCAGCGGAGCTGAGTATTCTTGACGGTCTTACCGCAACAACCGCAGAGCTTAACAAGCTTGCAGGCGTAGCAGCAGGGCTAACGGCTGCTGAACTGAGTTTTGTGGACGGTGTTACTAGCAATATTCAAACACAATTGAACGCGTTAGGAAATTCTAC